TATGACCCAGACATTGAGACGATCGCCCTTGGGGATGTCCAGGAGCATCTTGACGGTAAAAGACGCCGTATTCGCATTGCCGACCTCCTCAAATGACACGCCCCGGAACAGCTCCACGCCTTCCCAGTTGAGACGCAGGGCGTTACGCCCCACCAGATAGGTGATCGGCAGGGACAGCGTATCTCCGGCAGCAACCGCTGTTTCCAGTGTGATAGTGGCTTCCAGGTTTTCCGCGCCCTGGGCCAGAGTGACGATCTGTTCGGCGCGCTCCGCGGCGTCCTCGGCCCGGTCAGCCTCGGCATGCGCCCGTTCCACCTCGCGCTCAAACGTCAGCACATGCCCATTGGCCAAGTCGTTAAGACGATCCGCCTGGGCGTCTCCTTCCTCCCGCAGCTCCCGCAACGCGGCCGCCTTGATCTCCGCCGTTTCAGCGGCGGAAGCCCTGGCTTCTCTGGCGCTTTGCGCGGCCTGGGCAGCGGATGAGGCGGCGTCGTCCTTGGCGTCAAGCAACTCCTGCCCATACTGTTCAGGAGTGATGCTGCTTGTAGCCGGCATTTGAATGGACCGTGACGCCACTTCCAATAACTGCTGGCGTTCAGCGGTCGCGATATCCAGCGCCCGTTCAATGACTTCAGGATCAAAACGGGAACCTGTGATAAGGTCCACTTCCTGCACAAAGGGCATGTCGCGGGTAATGGCCAATGTCCAGCCGGACGGCAACGGGCTGCCGTTTTTCCGATATGTCACGCTGCCGCCGGAATCGGACAACTCCGCCGTCCAACCCGTCGCGGTCGTGATCACACCGTCGGACGATGAGATGGTCACTTTGAGATGTGAGGTATCCCATACCCTGAAGGTGAAGGGAAAAACCGTTGTGACGCCATTGCCGGCATAGGTGTTTTTGCTGAGAGTGCTTTCGATTGTCATTTACCACACCTCTCTCATGGCCAGCCAACCATCAGCGCTTTTCTTGTCCACTCTCTCACTTGCGGCTTGCCCTTCGCTTTTTTGGACAGCCATTTGATAGAGCTGTTCCAGTTCCCGCACCTTGTCCGGATTGTTCTTGAGCAAAGGCACGACAATCAGGGCGGCAAGCTTCTTCGCCATGGTCAGCACAAACAGTTCATCCCAGCGTGAGATATCCTCAACATCAAAAGAGCAGGCGGCAAAGGCCGGAGAGAGGTCACACAGCAACACCTGTCCAGCGGTATCGCTTTCCAGCCTGAAGGCATGCCTTTCGCCGGGCCGCCGCCCCAAACCATGCACCGCATGTACCTTGAGACATCCATCCGGCAGCCCGTAGGCATATCGCCATTCATTGACATAACCGTCAGGCATGGCCTTTTCCGCCAGAGCAACGCGTCGCGTGGCAAAGCCGTACGGATAGTCGCGCAGAGCCGCGCGGCGCGCCCTGTCCCAGTACAACGAACATTGAATGGCTTCCGTTGTCCGTTCGGCGGCGGAGGCTATGGTTCGCGTGCCGATGAAGCCCAGCGCCATGTTGAAGATATCTATCTTGCTTGCCGTTGAAGCCATGATTGCGCCTTTACCCCCGGCTCACGCTTGTTTCGTGAACCGGGGCTTCATTGTTCGCTAGCCCTGCACCGCGCCGGCATCAATATACATGCCGGGAACATAGGGCATATCCTCCTCGCGCGTCAGCGCCGCGAAGATTTTGCCGGATCCGTCGCCGCCAGTGACGGCGTATTCCAGCTTCAGCCACGGCTTGGTCGCGAAGCTGGGCAGAAAACGCCAGCTCAGGATTTTGCCGGTCTTGAGGTCATCCTGTTCCCAGGCCAGGCAGGCATTGGGCACATCCTCATATGTGCCGTCCTTGCTGTCGGCCTGTTTAAGCTGCACTTCCAGCGCCGTGACAGCGGCATCTTCCGCGAGAATCCGAATGCACATGGGTATGGGGCCCATGCGACCGGGAATCAGAAAAGACGTCAGGCCCACAGCGTCGGAATCGCCCGAAGCCAGGCTTGCCCCATCGGAAAAAACCAGATTGGAATCAATGATCATAGCGCCTCCTATTTCAGCGCGGATTCAGCGGAAGAAATGACATCGCACTGGCGAATGGGCCGCCCGTGCAGATTCGGCACAGCCTTGGAGGCGAAGAACTCGCCGTAGACCAGATGCACATTGCCCGCGTCGGTGGATTGCAGCTCAAGAGCGGTGAGCACATCCTGATTGCAGTACCAGATTGCCTTGTCGCGCATGTTCTGGGGCATCATGTTCTTCGCCCTGATGGTGAGCCCCTGCAAATCAAGGAAGCCGGCTTCACCCTTGCGCAGGGTCAGCTTTTCGACAGGAATGTTCGCGAGACGCACCACGCTGCGCCAGTCGCGCACGGCAAGGCCGCAGCGCCATTTGTACAGGTCGCCGATGCACTGGAATTTGTTTCCGTTGTCATCAGTGGTCATGTACTCGCCCAGGTCCTTGTTGCTCAGGCCGCCCGTACTGCCCTTGGGATAAATGCCATGACACGTATTGGCCCCCCAATTGACCAGATACATGGACGTGCATTTGTTGCCAGTGCCCCCGGCGTCAAGCACATGCGGGCTGTCCTTGCTCGGATAGCGCATGGCCAGGCCGTTGAACTCGTCCGGGTTCAGATTGCTGTTCCCGTAAAAGAGGGTGCTCGCCACTTTCTGGCGCATGGCTTCGGCAAAGGCCATGCCCTCGGAAAGCCGGAAGGCCTTCGCCTTATCGCCGTACAGTTCGATTTCGGCCACGTCCAGTTCCATGCGGGCTTCCAGCATGCCGCACGCCTCCACAACCTGGCTCCACTGCGACTTGGAAGGCGGCGTGCCACGGTACAGCCTGCGCCAGTATACTTCGGGCAAGCCCGTGCGGATGCGGGTCTTGTGCCCTTCGCTCTGGTTGGATTCCATCCACGTGATATCCGAAAGGATATCATTGGTCTGATTCATCAGTTCAATGATATCGCCCGCCGGCTGGCCCTTGTAGAAATCCTCAAGCTCGGCCAGCGTGGCGACAAGCCCTTTTTCGTATGCCATTTCTTGCTCCTTGGCGTTTCAAATTACATATTGGGGTACATCCGTTCTTCCAGCGGAATGCGCCCGCCCTTGCCGCTCTGGCTCACAAAATCATGTTCGTTCATGGCTTTGCCCACACGGGCGATAGCCCGTATGATGGTCGGATTGTGCTGGTACCTGGTTTCCCGCAGCATGGCACGCAAACTGCCGTCAGGATCAAAGGCGGCAAGAGCGCGCCTTGCATCCGAAAGCGTGTCCTTCCAATGACTGCCGCCAAACTCCTGATCACCCTGAATCTCCTTCCCCCAGCCTTGCAGTGTTGCTGTTTCCTGCTGCCGCATGGCCCCGGTCACTGCCGCATGGAAATCCTTGTGCCAATGCAGCATCCCTTCAGCCTGTTCCTTGCTCAGCCCCAATTCGCGCGCCTTGGCCGTGAAGCTGGTCAGGTTCTCGGCAGGCAAAGGGAAGTCTTCTGGGGCCGCCAGCTCATACGCTTCGGGTTCGGCGGAAGCTTTGTCAGCATCCTTGTCCGCCTCATTCCCTTGTGTGGAAGGAGCGCCGTGGTCATCCGCAATGCCGCCCTTGTCCTGTCCGCCGTCATCAGCCAGGGGAGTGTCCGCAATACCATTCATATCCGCGCCTGCGGCGCTCTGAGCGCCATCGGCAACGCCGCCGCCATCACCCGAAATCAGTTCTTCAGCCATTGTTCGCCTCTTTAAATAAAAAAGTTGTTTCTTCAGCTTCCACACACAAGGACAACACGGAAAGCCCAATCACGCGCTTGCCTTCCTCGAACGCAGCCTGCGCGTGGTCCTGCGGATATTTCCCCTGAAAAGCGCCGGTAATACGCATCAGCCAGCACAAGAAATATTGGCCGTCAGGGCTTTTTGCCAGTTCGCGCGCCACGCCGGTAAGCCTTGCCTGGTGGATGGCTTGATTTTCCCGCTGTTCATCGTTGTGCGTCGGATTAAAATCCCATGTATCCATTACACAGCCCCCAGGCCGCCAAGCAGCGTGCCCATCAAGGTTTGCCCATCAGCGCCAACGGGCGTTTGCCCCAGATTCTTGGCCGCCGCCGTCATATCCACTGCCTGCTGTGTCGCCGCCATAGCTTCCGCCTGCTGCTGTTGCGCTGCCTGAGCCTGAGCCTTGCGCTGCCGAATTTGCGCCACGGACTGATCATCGCGCACACAGCCTTCAGGCATGCCCACGCGTTCCAGGTATCCCTTGGCCAGGGCGTCGGTATCCAGAATGTCAATGACATCCGGCGCGGCCTGCGCCAGTTGGAAAACAAAAGCCATTCCCTGATCCATGGAACTTGTCGCCGTCAGTTTCTGCGCCTGGGCCAGCACGGATTCAAAGGCCACTTCCAGTTCAGCGAACTCCACGCCATCAGGCAGTTCGGGCAGTGCCCCATATTGCTTCATGAGCATGTAGGTGCGGATAATCAGCGGTTCCAGAAGCTCCTTGTGCAGACGTTCCACAACAGGGCCAACCAGAATCATCTTTTCCTGCTGCTTGGCCTGTATTTCCGTGGCTGTAATCTGACGGCGGTCGTCGTCAATGAGCATCCGGAACAGATCGGTATAAAGGCCGTCGCTGACAATCTTTTCAACCGCCTGGACTCCCTGCATGGTGTAATTGAGAGCTTGCGGTTCAGGCTGCTGGATGGGCACAATGGGAACGCCGTTGCTTGTCAGCATGCCCATATTGACGTAATTCATGCCACCGGGGTTGATATCCACCCCGTAAGATTTCACGGAT